TTACACCATAATGTCGTCAACTCTGAAGATTCTGAAGTATTGGTTACTTCTATCTGAACCGATAGAACCATCAATAGCTACATAAGGGTTAGCAATCATGCCGTACCTTGTTTTGAATCCCATTCTTGGTTGGAAATCGTTCTCACCAACTGCTTTAACCATTGTTAAAGGAACGTAAGGACAATAGAATAGTCCAGCGTCGTATGGATTTGAACCTCTATAACCAACACAAACGAAGTCAACTGTTGCATATGGATCGATGTAAACTTTAACTCTACCATTTAGTAATCCAGCGAATGTATTACCAGTATCGTCAACGTTTAAATCAACTGAAAGAGCAGGTGTGTAGTCTAAAAGACCAGCAGCTGCTAAAGCTGAAGCTACGTCTGAAGAACAGATAATGAAATTACCTTTTCCTCTTCTTGTTTCTTTAGCGATAACATTACATTCTCTTTCAATCTGCATGATTAAGCCTTTGAATCTCTCAACCATCCATCTTCCGTCTGAATCAGTGTTAACATCAAATATACCACTTACAGCAGTAGATGTTTGTAAAGCACCGATTTTAGCAGTTTTAAGGATTGACCTTACAACTTCTCTGTTGATTTCAGCTAAAATTTCAGCTGATAGGATGTTAGCCAATTCGCCTTCAGCGTCCAATCCATGAACGGCTTTAAGGTCTTGTGCTAATTCCATTGTGTACTCAGCTTTTAGAGCTCTTGACTTAGCTGTGACAGTAGCTTTCTCTATTGTGAAAGCCATCTCACCGAAAGCACCGTCTCCAGATTCACCAACACCTAATCTTTCAGCAGCGGCTGTGGTTAAACCAGAACCGAATGTTGAAACAGTGTCAGCTGTATCTGCGATTGAACCGTCAGTGTCAGCATCAGTAACGCCAGCTAATCCAGTTGGATCTGCTTGGTGAGTACCTGTACCTGAAAAATCAGTATCAGCTTCGTTAAAGAAAGCTTCTGTTCCTGATTGTGAGGTATATTTTGATTTCATTGCGAAGATTAAACCAGTAGGTCCACTCATAGGTTGGACACCAGCTACATCATAAGCAATAAGGTTTGGCATTGCACGTCTTACTAAAGAAATTAATACTGGGTCAAAAGTACCGATGTTATTCGGTGCTGAACCTGTTCCAATATTGTTAGCAGCTGCAGCTTCAGAAATGAAATTTCCTTGTGCTTGAGCTCTTTCTTCTTGTAATGCAACTTCCTGGTTTTCTAACAATCTAGCTGTGACAGCTTTCTTGTAATTACTTTGGATTGGGTCTACACCGTCATGGTCTAGAACAGGACCCCATTTTTCCATTAAGTTTGCGTCTGCATTAAACATTTTTTTCCCCTATTTTAAGAAATGTGTTTGTTAATAGCTTGAGTATATCTAGCCATTGACTCAGATACTACTGATTGCTCAGGATTATCTTCACCAAGTAAACTATCTACTTCGTCCACTGATTCGTTAACTTCACCTTTGAAGTATGAATCTCTAATAGTTTTAACTTTAGTTTCAAAAGTTTCGCTATCTTCGAATTCAACATCTTCTAGTAATGATGCTAATTTTTCAGCTTCAGTTTCTGCAAGCCCTGAAGATTGTTCTCTTACGATTTCAGCTTTCTGATATTCAGAATTTTGAGCATGTAATTTAACGTTATCTTCTGTGGTTTTGTTTAAAGATTCTTCGAGTTCATTAACTTGATCGTTGAGTTCATCAACTAAGTCAACTTTACCTTCAGGAACCTCGATATAATGTTCTGTGAACACCTTTTGAAGTGAAGTCATAAACTCTTCAGCAATTTCTGTACGTAAACCGTTAGAAATAGCTAATTCATTTTCTTTCATCCAATTTTCTACTACGTAGTCTAAGTAAGCATTTACTTTTTCTACTAAGTCATCATTGATTTCTTTAACTTCTTCTTCAAGATTTGAAGCATATTCAGACTCTAGTCTGTCTACTTCTTGTGTTAATTTTGAAGTTAACACTGCTTCGAAGATTGTACCAGCTTTATTTTTAAAGCCATCAGATAATGTAGCCTCTTCAGCAATAAGAATATCTAAATCCTCATCAAAATCTACAGATTCAACCTTAGCTTTAACCACTTCACCATGCTTATCACCTGCGCCTGAAGCGGCTGGTGCTTTTGCTGATTTAGGTTTAACTTGGTTTTCTGCATCTTTAGATGATTTTAAAGAATCTTCTTCTTCTGCTTCAGAAACTTTAATCATTTTAGCGAATAAGCGTTGTGCATCTTCTTTTTTAGCAGCTTTGAGCATATCTACAGCAGCTTGAATTGTGCCGGCTTTAGTTTTAGGAATATTAATCTTAGGAGCGTCTTCTTTGACACCTTCTTCGTATTCTTCTTCCTTCTTCTTTTTACCATGCATTCCTTCTTCAATAGCCTCATCTTCAGAAACTTCTACAGTTTCCTCTACTTGACTCTCTTGAAGTTGGTCTTCTTCTACTGCGGGGCTCTCTGCTTCTTGATTTAAAATCTCTTCTGACATTTTATATTCCCCTATTATTTTGAGAGTTTATATTAGAGAGGAAATTTTTAAAAGCTCGAATCTCTACCTCAGGTAGATGTTTCTTTGGGGTGCTTTTTATTTCAGTCTCAATTAATTCAATATCTTGCGGTGAAAGTACGCCATTATCCCATACCCATTCAACACCTTCCATAACTCCATTTACAAATGCACTTGGAGCTGAAGGGTCTTGAACAATATCTATAGTAGATAACATAAAGTCATCCCCCACATACTGTGCGCCTTTTTTCGATACAAGACTTCCCATACCACGACTTGATACACCAAGCTTAACACCACCATCGAGTAGACCTTCTACGATCTTACCCATTGGGGTTTTAAGAATTGATGCTTTTCCTACAACATCATTTCCCTGCCAATGCAGTG